CATTCCCGTTTCTGGTGTTACGATTTATCGGCGGCGACTGATCGCCTTCCAGTGGACTTACAAGCGGCCCTCTTGAATTACCTTTTCGGTCGTTCATTTGGGTTTGCTTGGAAGAATCTGCTGGTAGGTAGGGATTACCAGGTTCCTAGCTCTGCTGAGCGCTATGGATCTGGTTTTCCTGAGAGTGTCCGTTATTCGGTTGGACAGCCTATGGGGGCATTGTCTTCTTGGGCAATGCTCGCGCTGACTCACCACTTCATTGTGCAATGAGCTGCGTTTAGGAAGGGTTTCGCCTTTGGTACGTTCACGGAGTACGCTGTACTCGGTGACGACATCGTGATAGCGAATGGGGACGTTGCGGGTTCGTACCTGCAGTTGATGGAGGCTCTCGGAGTGGGTATCGGTGTTCACAAATCCTTGTGCTCCCGTAAGGGAGTTCTTGAGTTTGCGAAACGATACCTAGTCCGGGGAGAGGATTGCTCACCCGTTCCTGTGAAGGAATTGGTGGCTGGTCTTCTCGATATGGATTCTATGACACAGCTCATACGCAAATATGAGTTGGGGGTAAAATCCATAACTGCCTTCATGGGCTACGGGTATAGGACTCGTGGACGCCTATGCGCGACTTTCGATGTACTGCCGGGGAAACTTGCTTCTTTAGGGATATGACGTGCCAGCCCGTGGGGGATGTTAAAACTTCCGACTGCGGTTTGGGCCAGGGTTAATTCTTTCGTCCTTCGGGACGAATGGTTAGCCTATGGACCTGAACCAGGCAGTTATGAAGCTTTGCATCCCACTGTGGGTGACTTAGCGGAATCTGTTCGGGAGGGAGTTAAGACTTCTTATCTTTCTCTTGAACAGCTTCGTGCTAAGTTGCCTCGTGCTGGTACGGTGTACTCGGGAAGCAAGGAGATGACGAAGTGAATGGAGGATGGTCTGTATGAGGCTGCCCAGCGAACTCTTGCTGAGTTCCCTGGAAAGCTTTATAACGGGCTATTCGCCATTCAGCTTTCTCTTTGACGTGAGTCTCTTGAAAGACTAAGAAATGACTTATCAACTGTGAAAACTGCTTACACTCGTTGTGAGCGGCAAGTACCAGAAGATATGTACTTCTTAGCCTGAATAGAGGCTCGCCATCTGAGAGGGCAGCTTCGTCTTCCTGCGTGCTTAGGTGATCGGAGGGTGGCTCGGGCTAAGCCTGGGTCACTCTTTGTAGCTAAGTTGTGGCGATCTATGTCAGTCAGGGGCAAGTCGACGTAATAGTTCACTCGGTTGAGTGATAATAATGAGAAAGGGAAATATAAGGAGGAAATTCAGCTTTATTGCCTCTCTTTGCGGAGAGTAGCTGATAACGCTCGGGGAAATAAGAGTACCTGGGTCTCCCTCTGAAGAGAGGGTCCCCTTCGATGATTTCTGGCTCATTAGGCTTTAGTCATCTCCAGGCTAGGGTCATCATAGGCCAATGTTCTAGTAAAGTCGGCTCGTCGTGGTAGAAATATTTTCATCCATTGCCAACCCTAAATAAGGGAGAAGTAATGGAATAAATATTTAAACGCATTCTGAGC